CCCCCCGCCACTAGTGCTTGTAGTCATGTTTGGTTTATTAGTCCCACCCGACCCACTTGCATTAATATTAGTTGTATGAGCATGGCTAGGATCAGTAATAGTGTGTTTATGCTCAGGCAATCCTGATTCACCACTTGTTAACAAGTGAGTATTTTTACCACCGGCAGAGCCAAGGACTGCACCATCAAATGCAAACGTTAAGGCTGTATCATCTGCAATAGTAACATTAGCTGACAATACAATATCTGTTTGACTGTTAATCTTAATAACAGTAACTTCACTTGAAATTCCTGTGCCTGTAATTTTCATTCCAAGAACAATTGTACCGCTATTACCATCAACAAGAATGTTAGAAGTACTTGTAAATGATCCATTAGCACTTGCGGTAGCCGTGGTAGCTCCATTGTCTCCTGTTAAACGAGAAGCCGCAGAGCCTCCCATATCATCTTGACCGGCAATAGTACGCCCACGGAGATCAGGAACATTAAAGGTTGTTCCGCTTGAAGCATTACCATCTCCTGCTCCATACGTAGTTCCAATAACCGCAAAAAGATTTGAATATGTGCTACGACTAACGGCTTGACCATCGCATAAAAACCATCCCGTAGGTGCTGACGTTCCTGCAAACGGTGCAAGCATTCCTGATGGAATTGTAACCAAAGCTCCTACCGCAGTCTGTACAAATGCCGTAGTTGCTAATTGTGTTGTATTAGTACTAGAGCCTGCCGTAGGAGCCGCAGGGGTTCCTGTGAATGTTGGGGACGCAATATCAGCCTTACTATTTACTGCTGTTTCAATTGCGACAAACTCGGCATTTATTTCTGCACCTTTAACAATCTTGTTGGCGTTTCCACTGGCAAGATTATCTTTAGTTGCAAAATTGGTTAGTTGCGTATAATTACTCATTAAAGAATCCTACCTTGTTTTACGTATACATCCAATTTTTGAATTGATATTTCTGCACCGTTCAAATTAGCTTCAAAACCAACTTGAAGAATGTTTCCTGTTCCAGAGCCGGGAAGTCTAACAATATCTGAAATAGTTCCACTTGTATATTCTGCGGGAGTTGAATCATCGGGAGTTGTTGCTCCATTTGCTCCAAACTCAGCAACCCCGTATTCTGCAATTGCTAGGTTTTCTAATACTGCAGGGTATGATGTATAATCATCCGAATAATCAAAAGCAGATTTAAAAATAAATGACTCACCTACTCCGCCAATAACCGTAACAGCAATACGTTTAAGAATTTTAGTTGTAGTAGAGCTACCAAAGTCAAAATAATTAGTAAAATATTGAAATGTGTATTGTGCAGTATTATCATTATATCCAAAATATTCAGCAAGGCCGTCCGTTTGCATAAACAAAACAGAGTTGGCTAAGGATAACATATTATTTTGATTTTGGGTGTCCCAAACAGTAACCCTCAAAGATCCGTCTTGCAAGGGTGCGCGGGTGTCGAAACAATACACCTGTTTAACATGAGGAAACAATAATAAATAAAATGCATTATCTTCAGAATAAACTGATCTAATCTGTTCTGTATTAGAAGCGGCGGTTAAATCAACAACATCATCTCTGACGTTTTTAGATAAATCACGCATTGGCAGTGACTTTTCTTGAACAACTCTACCGAGGCTTCTCAGGCCATCTTCAGACAAAAAGAAAATATCAATACCAGTGTTTTGAATGCTATCTCGTGCCACACAACCTACACGGCTAATAACTTCAACCAGCCTAAGATTAGCAGGATCGAAAGAAGAACTACCCCCGGTATCATCAAATATTACAATGTTTCGTTTGCAAAAAACAATAAACTGTCCATTTTGAGCACCCATGCCAATAATTTCATCAGTGCCGTTAACAAGAATTGCAGATAAATTAATAGAACCTGCGGAGCCTGTATTCCAATCTGCACCATCTAACAGATCAGAAAAATACACAGTCATTTTATCGTAGTAAGAATTATCGCTTGGGTCTTGAATATCTGCAGTCCACAAACGACCATAAGCAGAAAGTACAGTATTACCGGGAGGTGCTTGAGTAGTGCTATTAATACTCACACCACCAAACGATGTCTCATCTTCTACATCTTTAATAGTTCCGTTAACTGGGTTGTACACCATTGGCTTATAGCCACGTTGAAAGTAATAGGCCTTATCGTTAAGTGTAGCGCATTGCCAGTTACCTTCAGTAAATGTATTGTCAGATGTAGGTGTAATTTCAGTAAGTGTTGTAGTACCTTTGTAAAACTTAGTGGCAGACCATGATAGAATCGTCTCAGTGCCTTCAATATCAATAAATCGATGGGAGCCTAATAAATTGACTGCCGAGCCACCGGAGGTCGTTACATAACGCCAACCCTTACGCGCACCTAAGCGTCCATATTTATCAATAATGCAATTATTAGCAGTAAGTGCAAAACCACTTTCAAGTGTAATGCCAGACTCTTGGGTATTTAAACCAAAAAATCCCGGTGCGGCAATACTAAGTGCTTGTAGTTGTTTAGCCATTTATACAACCCACTCTAGTTCCTCAGTGTGCCGTTGGGCATCTTGAGCAATTGCATCATTTAAAACACGGGTAGCTGTTGCATAAGCTGATGAACTACCAACGCCACCGTCTTCACCCCGCTCTTCAACTGCTTTTGCGTAAGCAAGTAACAAAACAGGCAACGATGGACAAATTAACTTATCTGTGTTGGCTACAAGATCACCCGTGCGTTGGATAATGTTAAAGAAAATAGTGTAAATAGTATCAGGTTTAGGATACAAATCAACCATTGTATCACCATCATCCGACACTCCATTAAAATTGTAATATCTAGGATTTCCACTTGTAGGTGTTTGATTTAAATAAAACTGATTAAAATCATGTTGAGTGCGATATTCCATGAAGTAATCACCATTTTGATTAACTACATCCATGACACTAAAATTATTACCAGTTCCATTTAATTCATAGTTAAATACACCAGATGATGTGCTTAGCGTTAATGTTTGACGTAAAGCAGACCAATTCCATGCATTCTCAACTTCAGTTTTAGCATCATTAATTAAAACACTGATTAACGTAGAGTATGTAGTTTCATCTAGTGTAGAGACTGTACGCTCCCGTAAGCGTTTTAAAACATTGTTAATAAGTTCTAAATATGTCATGAGAATACCTTAGAGTACATATGTACTATTATAGCACATTTTTGGTCAAATGTCAAGTTTACCATTTTTTACACGACCAGTAACGGGCGGTAAGTTTACTTGGGGGGCTTGTGTCGCACTTATGACGTGCTCTAAAAGACTTCCTACGAGCAGGTTGATTTTTTTTAATCGTCATATTTGGATCACCAAAACGTATAGTTTTAATCCTATCACCTTCTTTAGCAACCACTACAAATTTTTTAGAACCGCCCGGAGTGCGCTTAGGTTTATTGTAACCTGAAACACCGGCCCGTGCAAGTCTAGGGTCTTTCTTCTTAGCCATTACTTTTTTTTCCAGTTAACACGTTTAGAAGACGTTTTTTTCTTCATAGCACTTTTAGCCCCACTGGCTTTGCATTGAGCCATAGTAGGCCTACACGCTGGATAACTTTTACGTTTATCTTTAGAACCGGAGCGACCACAAGGCTTCCCTGTCTTGCAGTCAACCCAACCTTTGCCTTTGTTCTGGCTAAACCACTTTTTAAGTGAAGCGCCCTTTTTACTTTTTCTTACGGCCACTTTTGTTTCCCCAGTTTTTTGCTCCAACTTTTCGACACTTTGCTACAGCCCCTGAAGCATATGCTGAAGGCCAAACCTTATAACGGGCTTTGACCTTACGCACACAGGCATCATTTGCTTTCTTTTTTTTCTTAGCGGCCATTACTTTTTAGCCTTCTTTTTTGCAGTTGCAGAAAGGTCTTTAAAATGATACAGCCTTTTAGAATTTTTAGTATGCCGCATACCAGAGTGTACCTCACCATTTGGCATTTTATGCATACCGCCTTTGTGTTCTGTACCGTCCCTGAAGTAATGCTTCACACCTTTAGCCATTATGCTCTCCGTGTGCGTTTTTTAGGCATTGTTTTTGTAGCTACCATTTTTTTCTTTTTCTTTTTGTCTGTAGGCTTTTTTGTCATTCCGTATCCGTATCCATATCCCGGCATTATTTTTTCCCCATCATATCCATAAGTCCTTTACCGGCTTTAACACCAAAGGACGCTAGTACAATTACCATGAGTATCTCATGATACCAAGTTGGCAAAGTTGCCAATGCTGTAAACCCCGCTTGAATATGTTCTACCATGTTTGGTATAAAGACTAAAATCAGCGGGATGCTGAATACTATTGTAAGCCACTCGTCCTTCCACGAACTCTTGGAGGCTTCGGCCATGATGCGCTCCCAATCCGCTGTGGACTGTGCCGCTGTTTTCAGTGCGGTGGCTTTGGCCTCTGCGGTGGCTTTGGTTGATTCCGCCTTGGCACTGACCCATGTACCTGCCAAGTTCGTGATAGCTGTGACTAAGCCAATCATGAATCATACTCCTGTTTTGCGATCATCTGGTATTGGTGTACAAACCATTCCTCTAGGGTCTTCTGCGTCTTGCATTAATACCATTGCTTCCGTAAAGCAGTCTTGAGGATTCTCAAATTCTTTCTGATCTATTATTTGTATTATGCCGGGTTGTAAGGCGATTGTAATGAGTCCGTATACTGTCCACATAGTTATCTCTGTTGTGCAATCCAATAAAAAATGTAGGCTACCAAGCCAATGGCTGAGAGAATACAAGCACCAAGAGCAACGATAAGGCATATATTAACAATGCGTTCTTTACGTTTAGCTTTCTTGAGTTTCTCTTCTTTTTCTGCGGCCTCACGGCTTTGTCTCATCTCCTGTTGGTATGCTAACCAATCCTGCCAAAGTCCTCCACGACCTTGCCAAATCATCATTTGTTTCAAACTAGCTTCATAATCCTTTAGCTGTTCAGCGGCCATGAAGGCTTGTAAATCTGACTTATAGCCATGTTCGTGTGCCTTCTGTTGTATCTGTGCTTTAAGTCCAAAATAGTCTGCAAGAGCTTCTCCTGCTTCGTAGATTTCTTTCCCATTCGCAATGGTCTCCTTAATGACACCAAAGGCGGCATTAGCGGCGGCTAATTCAGCTATCATCTGGGCTAACCCTGCCCAACATCTTTTGTACTGTTTTAGTTTCGTAGATACGTATGGATGTCCACACTAAAGTAAACACAGCCGCCAACGGAGGTAACACTTCGCCTAATGTTCCAATCACAGTGACTACACTTAACCCATCTACTAAAGTCTTTGTGCTTTCTGTTGCCATTCCGTCCATCTTGTTTCCTTACTCTTCTGAAGCCCAAGGCATACCAACAGATGATGTCGGGTTCTTGTCTTCATCGATCTTGGCCTGTAGTGCGACTTTAATCTCGTCAACCTTCTCCTGTCCACCCAGAGCCTCTGTGACCCATGCCTTGACTGTTGTCTCCGTCAGATCGTTAAAGGCAATAAAGCCATCAGCATTCGGATCGCCAGTGACCGATACAGTTCCATAGGCTCCCTTTGAGTAGTCACCGTCAGTCAGATCAAAGCGGTAGTGGATGTTATAGACGACACCGGATGGTAGTGTGCGTTCAAGCTGTGCGATTGTGAGTTCCATGGTTACTCCTGATTATCTAAAAAGGTCTGGTAGTTTGCTTTTACAGTGTCAGTGAACACTGCTGTTGCTATTGCTGACACCTCTGCTGACTCATTCGTTAAGTCTGCATAAGGTGTCAATACGTGTCGATGATACGATGATGAAATCACTTCACCGTCCTCTACGATTCTGGTAGCAGTACGCACTTGAATAACCTTGTGATCACCGACTGCGACTGTTTCGATCTTGTCTTGTACGATTTGTTTTGTAAGTGCCATTGTTTTCTCCTGTCCGTCCCTACGATCCAGTGGGGATAATTAAGATGTTTGATACACTCCGCTGACCATTATTTGACCGCCAGAAGTTGCAGTTATATCTGCTTGATCTACAAAAGAAGTTCCTCCAGTTGTAAATCTAATGAAAGTATCTCCTGATTGTACGTAACCACCGTAGGAAACATCATTCTGATTAGCTAAAATACTCGCATAACTTATATTAATCGGAGTAAAATTATTTGAACCTTTAGATGCAAAAGGCAGTCCTGTAAGTCTAAATTCGCCAGAAGGTGTTGGAGATGTTCCACTAATCGCTGAGATATAACACTGAAAATGCACCATTCGGCCTACTTTGGTATATGCGGTTCCTTGGACAGTTGCAGTCATATCTCCTGATGTTGTCATGGTAAGCACAGGAGTCCACGTACCCTCCTCATAATCGTCCAACAGATTGGCTGATCCAGTGCCGCCTAGGTAGACTCCACCGGAGAGGTAGAGGTTACGCCAACGAATTGATGACACTCCTAAATCTTCAGTAGCGTCTGACGTGCTTCCGTTAGCGTAAGGAACTACGGATTCTGTTCCTACCATCAATCCAGAATGACTAGAGTCTCCTGATAAGAAAATGTTATCCGTATTGTCAACGCCAATAGACCCTATGGTGCTACCGTCTTTGAGGAAGTTAATTATTTCGCCATCAGAACTTAAACGATTTGTAATGATAGGCGGATTAGCACTTTGAGTAAAAATAGCAACGCCACTTGATTTAAGTTCTTGGCCTACTGTTGCGCTACTTGCAGAAGTCTTACCAACCAGAAGGTTACCTGAGCTATCGATTCTGGCGGCTTCTGAGCCGTCAATTAACCATTGATGAGAGGTTGCCCCAGAACTTCCTTTGTCTACGATGTAGTCTTGAGAAACAAACGCTCCATCGCCGTTACGTGTTTGTAGTAAAAACCGATCACCTGCAACTTTTAAAGTTGTTTGACGATAATTATAAGTTCCTGAATTGTCATTGATCGCAATATCAGCAGAAGTGCCACTGACATATAATTTACTTGTTCCAGTGGTACGGCCAATTAACAAGCGTCCACTAGAGTCGATGCGCATGGCTTCTGTGCCCGCTGTACCAAACGCTAAATGATCTTGAGAGTGATTATATTGAACCCAACCTCGATACTGTTCATTACCTGTCGTTCCATCAGCAAAAAATATATTTCCAGTGCTAGTTGTTCCTGAGTGGATAGTGATCCCACCATGAGACGCATTCTTGATTACTAAATCATCGGCTTGAGTGTTATATGAAGTAAGTGCAGTAGCACCAATACCTACGTTTCCTCCTTGAGGATTAAGTGCCAAAGGAAACGCTTGCGAACCACTACTGTTTGTTACCTGAATCCAATGGGCATAAGGTGCAGAAGGATCAGCCCCGAATATAGTACGTAGCGTGTTACTTGCAGACAACAAAAGTCCTGCATCAGATTCTTCTAAAGATGGGGCGGAAGTTGTATACGCAACTTCTAAAGGAGCTTCAGGACTCGTAGTACCTATGCCCAAGCGCGAGGTTGAAGAGTCCCATCTAAATGTTGCGGCAGATAAATCACTATTATAAAAACTAATATCATTGTTGTCATCAAATGTGACTGAGGGTGACGTGCTACCAGAGTTATAGAAGTTTAAAGAACCATTGGCATCAACGCCTATTTCATATTGTTCTGCCCCACTATTTTCCTGAATCATGATGGCTTTGTGAGTTGCGTCACTTTTTAATCCCAACACCCCTAAACCGGCTGAACCAGAAGTTCCAACGGCACCTACAGTTAGTTCTTGGAAAGGACTCGTAGTACCCAACCCTAGCCGTGAGGTTGATGCGTCCCAGTAGAAGTCTTGGGATGTACCTGCGTCATTGTAGAAGGAGATGTCTCCTGTGCTATTAGAAATAACTAAGGAACGTGTATTGGCATTACGCTGTATAAAAAAGCCACCTCCTGCTCCTGAACTTCCTGCATCAACGGTCAAAAATAATGAACCATAACCAGATGCACCGCTTAACACATGATATGCAGATGTATCACTATCAGTAATTGTAAACGCAGGACTTGATGCGTTAAGGTTTAAAGCGTTAGAGGTGACGTTAAGAGTGCCATCAATCGTAGCTCCATCAGCCACCAAAGTCCCAGTTACGTCAATGCCTGTGGAGGTTGTGGCGAGTTTCGCTGTCCCGTCATAATATAAAGAAACAGCACCATTTGTAATAGCGGCTATTTTTGCCTCTGACCCATCTGCGCTTCTTACATACCAGTTGTCGGCATCAAACCTTAGATTTCCAGTTCCAACTTCTTTAATGTAGCTGTGACTGCCATCATGGTAAATCTGAAGGTCATCACTTGCACCAAACTTAGCTTTGACGTTATCGCCAAACTCAATATTGTTACCGTTAGTATCGAGAACTCCGCCTAATTGAGGAGTAGTGTCTTCGGATACATTTTGTAGTGCAGAATCTGCTGTGGAACCTTGCGCTGACGTTGCGAATGCGCTAGCTTGGTTTCCGTCCAACAGATCAGCATCAAGGCCAGAACCAGAACCGTCCACCGTTTTAATTGCAGTAAGGATTTCGGATGCAGTCTGATCTGCGGTAGCTCCAGTTTCAAGACCGGAAAGTTTAGTTTGTTCAGCGTCAGTAAATGCATTTGTGTCTGAGTTGTTTTCGTAAGCGGTTTTAATTTCAGCGTCTGTTTGATCTGCGGTAGCACTAGCCTCAATGCCGTTTAGTTTGCTGTGGTCTGCATCTGTAAATACATTTGAGTCTGTTGCAGATTCGACAAGAGTTCTTATTTCCGCCGCAGTTTGATCCGCCGTAGCACTGGCTTCAATACCAGATAATTTAGTACGCTCAGTAGTTGTAAGGAATAAATTAGTAGACCCTTGAGTAATATCATCAGAGTCACCTAAGAGTTCTGACAGAGCATCTTTAGATTGTACCTGAGAGTCAACGTAAGTTTTTGTAGCGGCATCTTGTGCAGAAGTCGGGTTACCTATGTTTGTTATTTTATTTGTCTGACCATCAAGCTCTCCTCCAAGTTGAGGAGTAGTGTCGTTTACAATATTAGCATTAATGCTTGCCGCAGAGTTAGCGGCTGAAGTTGCTGAAGATGCGGCGGCAGTAGCAGAGGCGGCGGCTTCTGCGGCTTTCTGTGTAACGGTGTTAACAGTTGTGTCTGTGCTTGAATCGCCAGAGCCACCTGTTCCACGAAAGATAGCCATTCACATCTCCAGTTTATAGAATAAGGTAGGGAGCCACAAGGACTCCCCGAGGGTTACTTAGGAATTAAATACCAAAGTAAGGGCTGACTCAGGACGTAAAACCTTTACGCCATACAGAGTGTCTGCAGTGAACAAGTCACCAAGATACTCTTGCTTGTATTGAGTCTGGGTACGGACACCCATTTGCTCTGCAAATACCATAGCGTCACGATGACCTAGGATACCTGCTTTCAACTCTCCACCTGCGGAGTTAGCTGACGCAGTTTCTACAACTGGGCAGTTAGTTGAGACAAAGATGTCGATCCCATACAGTGAACCAATGTTGCCATTGACTGTTGGCTGACCAGAAACAAAATCTGCAGAATTGTAACGAGTAATTCCACGGATAGTCTGTACAACTGATGGAGGAACTACGAGGAAACGTTGATCCATAGGAACATCGTTATCGTCAAGCTCCTTAATTGCCTCACGGAAACCATCATCGGTAAAAACATCAGCCGCCGCAACAGTATCAACAGCGTATGCTGTCAAGTTTGTTGATGTGTCCATGTAAAACGAGTTACTATGAACATAATCTGCACCATCAGAGTCACCAAAGGACTTTGTCAAGGTAAACAAATCAGTATCGGCTTGTTTTGCAAGAGCATACCCAGCATCTGATGTGTAGAACTGACGTAGTGAGGTCAGTGCCTGTACATCTGTAATATCTTCGATTAAACGAGAATATTCAAAATGCTTGTCAATTGCAACTTGAACTTCTGACTCAGTAGCCGCGATTAGGGTTACTTGAGTTGAAGCCGCCTTAGCAGATGCATCACCACGAGTAGGCTTAGGAATGTGAACTACATCTCCTTTTTTGCCTGTCATGGGCATACGGTTTACAAGATTGGCAAGAACGAGAGATTTCTCGTATGCCGCTATAATTTCGTCAGACCAAATCTCTGGGATAAAAGTAGCCGCAGTAGTATTGGTGACGTGATTAGTACCAAGTGCCATAATTTAGCTCCTTAACGCTATTTGACACGACCCTCCGCGTATGCCGCCATTATTTCTGGCTGTAGCTGTGTGTAACGCTTAGGATCAGTTTGCATAAGTTTAATAATATCAGCACGACGATAGATTTTACGACTTGGTGCTTCGGTAGAACCTGAAGCAGACCCTGTAGATGCGGCTTTAAGTTGACGCTTACGATCTTCTTTTTGAACTTTGGCAGTTTCTGAAACTACATTCTGACGTTCTTTCCACGTCGCAATAAGTTCATTAGCACTGTCAAAATCAAATTGTTGATCTGCACGTTGATACAACTCAAGACGTATTGCAGAGCCTTGTACCCACTCTTGAAACCCAGTGTCCTTAATAATAGTAAGAAAATCCGGGTGAGTGTTCTGTAGTTGAGTCAGTGTCTGCTGTTGCAACATAGCTTTTGACGTTTGTTCTGCCGCTTTAAGTGACGGATGCTTGTCAATTGCTTTTGCAATAGCTTTTTCTGGATCTGAGAAAAAGTCAATATCTTCGTCAGTTTCTTGTTGTGGGCTTGAGGCCGATTGAATCTGAGACTTAACAAAGTCATCAACAATCTTCCGTAGTTCACCAACTTCTGAACTCTGTCTGCCTAAAAGTTTTTCGGCTTCCTGATGCATTTGAACGATATCTTTGATATCTTTTCCACGATACTTATCAGGTATGTCGTCTTCTTCGGCTTCTTTAGGTTCCTCAAGGATTGGCTCTTGAGCTTCCTCTTGGATTTCCTCTTGTTCTTCTAAAGTAGCAAACTCTTCGGTTTCTTGTTGATCTTCGGGTTTCGTATCAATTAACTGTGCCATATTGTTAAACTCCGTGCCGTAGCATTATGGATTGGTAGTCTTCGCGGCTCTTTCGTGATCTCTCGCCCACGCATCGTCGGCACCGGGCCATCCAGTACCTTTGAAATGTGAAGACACACTTGAGATTATCCGCTGTGCGGTGTGACCACATTCAAGACAAGTTGTAAATTCGTCTTCAGAATCTACCCATTGTTCTTCAATGTGACCACAAGTCATACATTTGAAATCATATCGTCTAAGCATCCTCAGACTCCATGTCAATTGCATTTCTTATTGCTGTTTCAAATCGCGTAACATTCGTTAAAATGTTAAGCTGACCTTTAACAAAAAACAAATCTTGTTCGTTTTTAATTTCGTCAATCTTATAAGAATCTATCAAATCTTGAGATTCTTGTACAAATTGTTTCCACCCATCGTGTAAAAACAAATCTAAATAATTTTCATAATACGATTCATCATCAGGACTCACTAAAGTTTCTCCTGTATTATTAATACACTTATATTATACCATAAAATACTTGACTTGTCAAGAGTATTATGATACAAGTTTTTTCTTACAGGTGCATTTAGCCGAGATTTTTAATTTATCTATTTGAGCTAATAAATCGGCTATACGCTTATCATAATTGCTGAGAATGGCATTAATTTCGATTAAAACTTTATCCAGTTCTTGCTTCGTTACCATTTGATCCTCGCATTTGCAGTTCTACAATATCTTCTTTAGTTTCAAGCTCACGTTCTTTGAGAACCAATTCTGCAATCTTCGCACGTTGGTTAAACTCTTCGGTGGTCGGGTCTTGTCCCATTCCTTTCATAACAGCGGCATAGCGTTTAGTTTCACTATCCACAGGAAGCAACTCAGTTTCCACTTGATTCTGTTGAATGCGTGAAACAACCTCTTGAGTTTGAGCCTGAACATTTTCAACCATTGCTTGTTTCTGAGCCATTTCCATCTGCATTGCTTGTGCTTGCGCTTGTTTCGCTTCAGGATTTGGTTGCATTGCTTGCTGAAGGCTTGCAATAATTTCTTCACGATTACTTAAGTTCATGTTGTCAACGATTGCTTGAATAAGCAACGGATACATCGGTGAATCTTGTCCCATTGTCTGAAGTAACTGTACAAGCTGTGTCACTTCGTACTCACGGGCAATAATACCTAAAGAACTACTGGCAACAAACTTAAAGTCTTGTGCCGGATAACGATCTGGATCAAACTGCATATAACGACAAGCAACTTTTTTAACTAATGGAATTAAGAAAGCCTCTTGAAAATTAATCAGTGTACGCTTGTGACGCTTGATAATAGCTCCCAGTGACATGGAGATACCTGCGGCTGTTGCATCTCCATTGATACTTCCCGGTATACCGGCGGCATCAATAGCTCCTGTTGCCATTTGAACCATTTGTTGTAAACTGGCGGCTTGATTAAATGTGTTACCGTCAAGATTTCCAAATCTAAACGGTTGTAGGATTTCTGCGGGATTCCCATTCGTGAGGATGGCCTTGCCGGGTCGAACTTCCAACTTGCTTCCGCGAGGAAGGCGTGAAGCATCAACAGCAAGCATAGGATGTACAGTAAGCGCAAGTGCGTCAATTCGTGCTCTCAATTCAGTGTCAAGGGCTTTTTGTGCGTTATATCCTTTTTCACAGATACCACGTCCCCAGAATTTGCCGGGTACAACATCCCAAGGGAATGCTACAACAGGACGATCCTTCATCATGTACGGATTGTTTTCGGCCTTTAAAAGAATCCCACCATTTGCAATAACAATAATAGCTTCTACATATTCCGAATTATTATCGGTGTCTTCGCCTTCATCCGAGTTTTCATTAAATAACTCGCTAGGCACAAGACCGTAATATTTTGTTAATCGAACTTTATCATCAGTATACAATGTATACTCTTGAGTAGGTTCTAAATCTACATCAACTGCGGCATTAGAAACTTCAACATCTTGACGATAAATACCTGCTTCTTGTGCCATATGCACTTGATGCAGTGGCACGTATTCATCAATAGCTACACCTAAGGACTCTTTGATATTTGTTGCAACCGGATCAATCAAAAAGTTTTGTGGCATAATTGGCCGTATTTTAAAAACTGTACGATTACGTTCCATAACTCCTACAGCTTGCATAGCCCCATCCATAATCGGTTGGGAAGCAGGAGTCATTTCTAGTTCTTCATCCGCTACAATTTCAGCCATGCCAGTGCCAAAAACTGCCGCATTGATAATACACTCAGCAATTGCTTTACGAGCAGAAACAAATTTAAAGTCTTCATCTAACGTGTTTCTAAGAAGCATGATATCTGCAGACTGTTGATCTTTAATATCGTCTTTGATATCAAACCATGTCCCTCGTCCAAAGGTTGCTTCTTCAACCTCTGCAACGGCAGACTCTACAGCTTGCTGAAGGGCAGGGGAAATAATGCGAGAACGTTCTGAGTTTCGCATAGAGTCTTCTGCGGCCCATTGGCCCCTCCAAAGACGGTAATACTCGTCAAATCTTTCTTTATAATTACTTTCGTAATGATCTCGCCACTGATCGCATTTATTTATTACCCAAGACTCAAGGGAGGTCGGGTCGATAGAGTGGTTTTCATATTCCATATTAATATCCTGCCACAGGGTCTAAGATTTCAAAATCGTCTTCTTCGTAATCGTAGTAGTACGACACTTTTGCTAGTTGGTCGATGTAGGCTAATGCGTCAACCAAATCGTCATGCACTAAGGCATTTGGAAACTGAAAGAGTTCATCAAGAAACTGTGGGTTCCAATCGCCCTCATTCAGTGTAATTTGTCCGTGCTCGAAACGTCCTTGTAACGCCCAGACAACACGATCAGTTTTCTTTTTGTTTCCGTGAGTCAACTCCTCGACTCTGAAAAAACGCTGTTGGGACTTCATCAGATCCGTAAGGTACGGCAGTACCGCATTCTTTAAGGCTCCTTTTTCGATACCAACCGCTACAGGTTGATAAGCATTTACAGCCTCGAATATTTTCCTTGCGGTCTTTTTGATATCCCAACGTCCATGTACAATATCCGCTACCCACCATCCGTCCTCATTGGCCTTGACTATGGCAATTGCTGTCTGGTCGAGTTTCTTGTTCTTAGACTTCGTTGCGCTTTGTACATCAGCAAAACCCGCAAGGTCAACTGCAATGTAATAATCGCCAACGTCAGGTTCATCAGAAGAAAACTTAACCCAATCTTCTTTGAATATTTCAGAACCCATTGCTTCAAAAGAAGCCATAAATTCCTGTCGGAATGCATAGGACGACATTGACTTCTTTGCGACATCAATTTCGTCTGGATCGAGTAGTGGATTGTCATAAGACGTAAAATGCCACGCCTTATAAGTCTCATCACCTGACATTTCCGCATACTGAAACAACTCGTAAAAGTGATTACGTCCCATAGGCGTCCCTATGAACAACGCATGGCCCTTCTGGTCGGCCAAGGCAGGACGTAAGATGGTTTCCCATACTGAGGGTTTCATATCCGCATATTCGTCCATTACAAGGAACTTTAGGGATACACCACGCATTGTTTCGGGTCTATCGGCACCCTTGAGACTAATGGTGGCGCCGTTGACCAGTTTGATTGTCAGATTGTTAATGTGGCTACCTGTGATGACGGGGTTGCCCAACTCCATCAAGGTGTTCCACATGATGTCTCTTGCTTGCCCTTGGGTGGGAGCTACATAAAAGACATGACCACGTTCAGCTTGTAGGGCATTAATTATTAACAACCACGCCGCTAGACGGGACTTACCAGTACGACGACCTGCGGCAACAACTTTGAATCGTGTGGAGTTACTAAATACCTCTTGTTGCCACGGAAGAAGCTTTACATCAAGCTCCACGCATAATCTCCACAAGCTCTTTGGAGCGCCTTCCAACCTGAGAGTACCATCTGGAATCAATCATCTCATCAGCGGCTTTATCGTAGGAACCGCCGTTAACAGCCTTAAGAAAATTTTTAAATTTGCTAAGCCGATTACGGCCAAGGTTAAATGCCATGTTGACGACAACACGTTGTGCATCTGTAGATTGCCCCGCAAGATTAAGAACAAGAGTACAGGCATCAGTGTAGGCAATCTCACAGTCTTTTTTAAATACTTCTAAAATACGCTCGTCGGTCACTGGAGTGCCGACAGGCCATGTGTTTTCCATGTCTTCTTCGGTAACCATATGGCCGATACCAAACGTAGGATAATTTTCTGAACATAAATATATTTCAGTGACGTAACCTTCATGGCGAATGAGGTCTTCTTTGACAATCTCAATTAGTTCATTCTTTGTCATCTTCTATAACCTCTGCGTCAATAATGTTATCTTCAGTAACTTTGGCTTCTCCAATTCCTGAGATTGTAATAGAGACCGCAGGACGGCCACCATGTTCTTTGTCTTTTTCAAAGTAACTAATGGGTAGCATTCTATCCATTAGGAGCTTCCAAGCCGCCGCTTGGTTTTTATGGTCGTCATTCAGTGCCGCATCAAGAATACTATCCAAAACCTTTTTTGACTTTGGAGACGCTAACATACGAGCTTTGTACTCGTTGATGATTGTCGCGTCGCCTTTAGGGCGACCAACCTTACCGGGTTTAGCCTTTAATTCGACATCTTGTTTTCTGGGACGACCAATCTTCTTACCAGACGCACTAAGTGTCTCTTTGTACTTTGACATAAGTATTTTCCTATCTTAAGGGTACTTAAGTATCTTTAGTTAGTAATTAATAATTAATACTTAACGAACTAACTTAATATCTCTTAATATATAACTATATTATACCATAAAAATAACCAAAAGTCAATAGATATACTTAAGATATCCTTAGGATGCCCCAAGTTTATCCTTTTGTCAACCCTTTTGGGTTACTTTTGTTATACTTTTTTGTTATAATAATCAAATAATTGACTCTTTTGTGTTTCTAAGGAGTTTTTAAGG